ATTCTTTGCCTATCATACTTCCATATTAATGTAGGTATGTATTTATCACCAGCAGCTTCTAGCGTTTGTGTCCACCAATTATTTCTAGGCATATTACTCCCTGATTTATACCTCTTACACTCTATTGCTATGTTATCTAAATAAATGTCTGCTTGTCCTTTTTCTTGGTATTGATCCAAATTTCTTTTAACTCTTTTATCTATATTCTTCGATACAAAATAATCATTAATTTTATTTACAATATATCTTTCAAATGCAGCACCTTTATTTCTACTGTTAACTGGCATTTTAAAATCTAGGTGCAAATAGTTTTATCAATAGTGAATAATTTTTATTAGAAACAAATTTAAGATGTTTCAGTTTCTTTATCTTCTTCATAAGAACATACTCCTAATTTTAATAAAAGCTGACTAGCAGACTCTATGCTCATGTTATTTTTTGCAGCAAATATTTTGATCTCTGTATGTAGATCACTTGGAATCCATAGTGCTTTTTTGTAATTATCTTCCATATAAACTCTCCATATAAATATTAATATTAATATGACTTTATTACCATACTAGATTAATAGTTTCTTGCATTTCTCCTATAATCAACATAAGGGCATAAGATAAACTCTCCAAAACACCTAAATACTCTCATATATCTAATTGCCCTTTTCAAAATAAATATGCCTGTTGTTCTTCAGGTTCTATTTTGTAATTTTTATTTCTACCTTTTGGATAATCTAATTTATCATATTTAAAAGATTGCATTATGTTTCTTTTATCTGTTTTATTAGCATAAATGTATATATATCGATGTTTACCCTCAATATTAATTTTTTTTAAATTTAGCTTTTTCACTATTTCATTTGGATCAGGCACTAACTCAAAATCAGTCATATCTTTATCATATTTATCACAAAAGCCAAGAATAGTTTTTAATTTAATCCAATCATCAACTTTAGGAAAACTAAAACCAGCATCAGTCCTAAACCAATGTGCTGCTGTATCTTTATATCCAAATATCTTATCCAAACTTTTTGCAGTATGTTTACCTTTATATTTTTTTAAATAATTTGCAATTTTAATTCTATCTAATTTATCTTCTTGTTTTCTTCTTTTTACCAACTCAACATTGAGTTTATTATTTTTTTTTTTGTTTTCAATATTTCTAAAATGAAACTCATTTCCAAACTTATCAACTAATTGTGTTGTATTAGAGCTAATACCTGTATAAATAAAATTAGTAGCTTGATATATATAACCATGATGAAAATTATTTGGATCAGCAAATGAGATTATAATTTTTGGTTTTTCTAACAATTTAATACTTTTCATTAGGAATTGTGATAATGTATTTTTTTTTAAATTGTCGTATGTTACAAGTCTATTTAGCTCTAAAACAATATCTTTATAATTATCTCCTGCAATACTTTGTTGTAATGTGCTACTTGGTGGCATACCAAAAGTACAAACACCATGTATTTTTTTTTCTAGTATCAATCCAAAAGCAAACATAACATTTGGTAATCTTTTTGCATAATGTATATTTTTAATCCAATGCTTATACTCTTTTCTTTGTAATCTTCTAACTTCCATTTTTCTTTATAGTTAATGTCTTACTTCTTATCTCATAAGCATCTTTTGGTGGCACTATCTTTTCAGGTTGTGCTTTATACTTTCGCATCTTCCAATATACGATGTATTCACCAGTCCTACCAATAGATGCATTACCCATTTGATCCATGATATGTGCTGATAGCTTTTCTTTCATAGCACCAAGATTCTTAATCATGTCATTAGTTTGTTCCAACTGCTTTATAAACTCTACTGTATCTTCAGGTAGTATTTTTGTTTCATCATTTGCGTTTGGATATTTTATGTGAGCATCATTTGTAACTTGTGGAGTGTAGTAATCTTCTTCATCTATTCTTCTATTAAAATCCATTACCTTATCAGCAAGTTCTTTTTCAAACTCGTAGTCTTTTGGTATGACATATATTCTAAGATCAGTTGACTGGTAAAGAATTATCAAGATACCTGCATCTGCTTGTGTAGTTGACATAGCAGCTTTGAGTTGCAAGACACCTAACCAATCAGGTGGTACATCTTCAGGATAAATGCTAGTGCATTTGACTTCGATTGGCGTAATACCATCAAGATATACTTCAGAGCTATCTAGTGTCCATATACCATTGTCTGCATCTTCTTTTACTTTAAGCTGACTAGGATATGCCATACCATCTAATGATCCTTCCAATGGCAATAAAGGATGTATTACTTTTTCTGTAATCTTATCTTCAAATTGTTTGATACCAAGTCTTTTCATACATTCTTGTATTAAAGGTTTTTCTAAGACATCTCCTGTTCTTTGTCTTAGCGTTTGTGGTGTCCTAATGCTTTCACCATGCCTTGCCCTAATACAGTCGTTAAGAACCTCTTGTTTAGTCTTAAAATGTCCTGCATCAAATAAATATGGCACTAAAGAATGAGTGCAATAATCATCTCTTGTTATCTTACCTATTGCTTTCATCTAGCTATCCCCAGTATATATTTAATTTCATCTAGGCTATCTCTAACTATGTATTCTTCACCTAACACCTCTACAATGACATCGCTAGTAATTTCATCTTTGTAAAACCCACTTATGAACCTAGCTGGTATATTTAGTTCACCACCACCTGATAAATTAAATGTTACATTCCTACTCATTTTCTAACTCCCACAATTTAGCTTTATGATTATATAAATTATCTCTTTTTTGTTTTACCACTTCTTCTGCTTCTGCTAATTCTTTTTTAGCAATTTCTATTCTTGTATGCTGTTCTAAAATATCACAAGCCTTTTGAAATGGATTAGACATTATTTCTTGTCCTTGCTTACTCTATATTTATGACCTTGTTTTTTTACTTTAATAATTTGTCTGCCAAGCTCGATCATGTCTTTGCCTACAAATGCTTTAAACCAAAAGTTATTTTTTGGTAGCCATACTTCTAATGTGTATCTCATTATGCACTCTCCCTTTTAGGAAAAGAATTTCTTTTCCTATTATAAAATTCTTTATCAAGATTGTTTTGTATTTTGTTAAACAAATCGTAAAACTCACTAGATTTAGTGTTTATCCAATGGTCATCACTTCCATCACCAGCACCTAAAAATACTTTTATTTTTTTTGTTTGCTCAAAAACATCATTATTCTCTGCTATAGAGATCAAATGCGTAAGTATTGATAGTTCCTTTTGATTTAGTTCTAATTTCATGTTAATTACTCCTTTTTTTAATAAACATAGTATTAATATACATAAATATATATATATGTTCAAGGATTATTTCAATTACTTTAAAAGAGGATTTATCTTAGGTACTGAACTTAATTGATCTAAAGTGTCCTTAAATGAGTCCATAGCTAGTGTTGGAGTAATTATGGATGAATCAAATGAGAAGTAAGTCTGCGTAGTGTTATTTGGTTTGAAGAGGATATGTTTTCCTGAATTATCAAAAAAGACAAAAGCAAATATATCACAATGATAGTGCTTATATACATCAGATAATGACCTTGAAGTTTCAGTTGCAAAAACATATTTACCTTTTTTAGTTACTCTTCTACTCTTAACTTGAATAGTGTATTTAGCAGAGCCTAACTCTACTATTAAGTCTGCTGGATGTTTCTCTTGTGTTTTGTAACACCAATCACAATGCTCTAACAAGAATGTCTGAACTAATGATTCTCCTAATGCACCAAGCCTAGAATTAGCTTGATGATCTTCACTTGTCTTGTTGCCCATCTTGTTTACATAGAGCCAGTTGCCTAGAATTATATAATGCCCTGTTTGGAGTTTGAACAGCATATCTTGATCTAAGTACCTCTTCTGATGCTTCCAACCACTTTCCCAACTCCATGAGCTTTCTAGTTTCTCTAAAAGACATAAAACCAGTAATACCCATTTGAAAGCACATATCAATACATACCAGTCTAGCTTTTTCAGGAAAGGTACGCCATACACCCCAGTTTTTAGTTAGTTGATCTTGAACTCTCTTAATATCATTATTAAGTAAAAATAGAGCTTCTTCTTCTGTAATACCTCTATCTTCTAAATTTCTTCCAATCCCTAGTGTTAATTTATTTGCTGAACAATGATAAGGATTTAATCTTAGTCCTTCGTGTCGCCTTAACATATCAACTATTTTATCTAGCATAATTGAGTAGTTGCCACCCATCATTTAGTTAAGCCTTGTTTCTTTTCATAAGTTCTAAGACCACCTAAACCTAACATACCCATCAATACTGTAAGTAACGATCCCATATCGAATTGTGGTAGAGTTAATTGGATATTATAAAGAGCAAGACTAAATACAATTATTGGTTCTAAGATGAAATGATAAGCTAAAGCAGTTGCACATACCCATCCTGTAAATGGTCGCCACCCTGCAACAAATACAGTTCTATGTTTTGCTTCTTCTTTATTAACTTCGATTTGAGCCATATTAGCTCTATGAAGTTCTGTTTTGAGTTCGTGTTCTAGTTTTTGTTTCAAATCCTTATCAGCAACAAACTTATCAAGAATATTGCTAATAGGATCAATAAGTTTTTCTAACATACTACATAGCTGTTTTTACAATTAGCGTAACTAAAGATGCAACAATAGTTGTAAGACCACCAATGAGCCAAATCTTTATATAGTCAATTGATCCTTGCAAAGCATCAGTTTTTTTATATATAGTTTTCCATCTTTCCTCGCACATCTTTTCATGTACTCGCAAATCTGAATGAACATCATTAGCAGTCTTTCTAGGCATTATTCTTCCTTAACTTCTTCTACAACTTCAGGCTTCAGACTTCTTTCAAAAGATTGTATGACTATGTTTTTATAATCATTAGTCATAACATAATCATCATGTGCTGCTTGTAGTGTTGCAAGTTTTCTACCAATAACATTCAACCTAGATGCTAGTGCCATCTGTTCTTCACTAAGATCAGATTTTCTGTACTCCACATCATTAAAAGTAATTATTACTGGTTCTTGGTTTTCCATATTTTTATCTTTACTCATATTTACTCTCCTTATAAGTTAATTAAAAATTAGTATATCAGTTATCTAAAGTTACTGTTACAGAAGTTGGATTTTTTTGATCTTCTATTTGTTGATCTAAACCAGATTCAACATTAGATACTTTTTCTTCACCCATAGCAGCTTTAACCCAACCCCCAACCATTTCTGATGTAACATCTTCAAATGGTACAAAGTCTTGAATATCATCTGTATTTAAACTTTGAGTACCATAACATGATGCAGAATAGTCTCCATCTTCTTTTGATACTAGCCAATGCACATTATAAATTACTTGCTCATGTCCATCGTGTTCATGATTATAATAATCTACAGTTTTACAATTCCAATTTGCCATATTTATTCTCCTTCTAAGTCCAGTTTATATGTTTCTTCTTTTAATGGTTCAACTATTACCTTGCCAGTTTCATCAGTCCAATCAGTATCTATCATGTGTTGATCTTGTCTTTCGCCAATTACTAACCAAGATACAGTTGCTGTTGATAATGTATTTTGACAAGAGATAGTCAAAATATTTTCTGATACGCTGCCCTTTACAGCATCCCAATCTGATTCATTTGTTGTAAAGCATTGAACATCTGTATTTAGAGCTACAAAAGTTCCTTCAGTCATACCTGCTACATTATCAATATTAACTGTTGCAGAACCATCTACTAAATCTACTTTTCCTCTATAAATATTATCTGCTTGTGGTGCTTCTACAAATGAATGCACTAAATGATGTGTGTCTTTTTTAGATTCTAAAGGATGGTCAATTTTAAATGAACCTGAACCTTTTGATAAAGAACCTGCTATTGTTACATTACCTGAAGCATCAATAAGCATACTTTGCGAACCTGATGCTCTTCTAAAGGATATACAATTTCTTAAAGAATCTCCTCTTGTACTACCACCTAAAAATATTTCGCCACCATTTCCTGAACCTGAACTGTTAGTACAAGCTAGAGTAAGATTACCACCAGTACCAAATGTAGTTGAAAATAATTGTGTACTGACATCAAAATGAAAACCTGCTGAAGAAGTACCTACTGTTAGGTCGCCACCACTTTCAAGACGCATTTTTTCGCTTTCATTCGTCTGAAATATTATACCTCCAGAACCAACACCAGAACCGTTATTGATAATTAATTCGCCAACACTTCCATTATCTGCAGCATAAATCTTTGAAGTTGTTGCACTAGAATCTCCAGTACTTAACCAAAGACCACCACCAGCAGAACCATTTACAACAAGTGTACCTATATTAGTACCTATAGACCTATCTACTGTACTTCCAATGCCTACGCAGCCTGAAGAATGAATACGCATTCTTTCTGAACCATTAGTAAAAAATCTTTGATTACCATCTTCTCTATTTTCTATAATTAAATCACTTGAACTCATATTAATTTCACCACCATCGCTTGATGTTGAACCTGTAGTTGAGTTGTGTAATTTTATTCTTGGTGTTCCAGAGTTAAAAATTGATAATACTGTATCAGAACTAACTGGTGCTGGTGTCATTCCTATACCGACATGAGTTCCATCAAAAATAAAATTTGCTTCTCCTTCTAAAGTATTTGCAGTACCACTTCCAGTAATTACTCTATTATTTGCATTATTATTTATAGTTGTACCTGATGCTGTTGAAAAGGAAAGATTACCAGCACCATCAGTTGTTAAAACTTGTCCATTTGATCCATCAGAAACATTTAATTCTGATATACCAACTGTATTTGCATCAATACCAGCAGATAGAGTTACATTACCTGTACCATCAAAAGATACTGCTGAAGCTGTTATATCCCCTGTAATACTAAAATTTCTTCCTGTTGCTAAAGCTGTTGCTGTAGCAGAATTACCTGAAGTGTCTTGATTTCCTGATGTATTTACACCTGCAAGATCAATAGTACCTGTACCATCAAAAGATACACCACCAATGGTTCTAGCTGTTTGTAATGCTGTAGCTGTTGCTGCATTTCCTGTTGTATCTTGATTTAGAGTACCAACCACAAAATCCAAAGTACCATCTGAATCATCATAAGTTACTGTAATACCTGTTTCAGTATTACCTGTAACCATACCACCAACAATATCTTGTACTCTTTCAGTTGTCATATAAAGGTTACTAGAACCTTCAGTTAGATTATCTGTAGTCTTTGTACCTAGTCTTGTATCAAATCGAGTATCTGTATAATAAAGGTTAGTGCCTTCAGATAAATCAGAAGTAGATTTTGAACTTAAATCTAAATTAGAACCTGTTTGTAAATTAATTCTTGTATCTGCTCTTGCATTAGTAAAATATAAATTACTAGAACCTTCTGCAATATCATCTGTATCTAATGTAACTGCTCCTGTTGCTGAATTGACACTTGTTACAGGAGCAGTAGCTTGTGTAAAGCTGATAACACCTGTAGAGCTATTATACGAAATATCTCCAGTTGCAGATATTGCTGATCTGCTTCTTGCATTTGTAAAGTAAAGATTACTTGAACCTTCAGATAAATTGTCTGTATCATGATTTGATAATGTTGAAACTTGTCCTGTTACATTACCTGTAACATTACCCTCTAGGTTAGAAACTAGAGTTCCTACTGCATATCCTGTTCCTGAAGTATTTACTGTAGTTGTTGGCTCAACTTGTAAGTCTTTGAATAATTTAAATTTACCTGAATCATTAGCATCTCTAAATAAACCAGCAAATAAGTCTTGTGATCCCGAAGTGTCATACAATCCATAAAAACCTATATCTAATGAATCAGCACCACTATTAGCTTTTGCTAATTTAATTAATGGATCAGTTACAGATAAAGTATCTGAATTAACTGTTGTAGTTGTACCATTAACTGTTAAATTACCTGCAATAGTAACATCATCAGGTAGTCCTATTGTTACTGTTGCAGTTTCACTACCTGAACCTGATACTTCTATTTCATTAGTTGTACCAGCTATTGTTGAAACATAATTACCACTTGTATCAGTTCCAAGAGCTACGCTATTTGCTGCTATAGTTGTAGATAAGGTTATGTTGCCTGTACCATCAAAGCTAACACCTGTAGCTGTAACATCTCCTGATAATCCAATAGTTCTACCAGTTGCAAGTGCTGTAGCTGTATCAGCAACAACACCTGATAAATTATTAATAAATGTATTTGTTACTCTAGCATCAATAGCAGAGTTAGCTCTTGTGTCTGTATAGTAAAGATTACTTGAACCTTCACCAATATCATCTGTATCGAATGTATGTGATCCACCTAATGCTATTGCTTGTGAATTTACAGTAATGCTTGAATTTACAAGTTTAGCATTTGCAATAGAACCAGCTAACATAGCATTTGTAATACCTGTTGCTTTAACTCTAAGTGCATCAGAGTTTATTTCTATTGAAGAATCATCAACACCTACAGCTAGTGTTACATCTCCTGATGTACCACCACCAGTTAAACCATCTCCTGCTACAACTGAAGTAATATCAGCACTATTAGTATTTGCTATAGTTAATGTACCAGCAGCATCATCATAAGTAAGACTTATATTTGCTCCTGCTGTTAAAAGTGTATTCACCTCATCATCTACTCTTTCATTAGTAAAGTATTTGTTTGTTGTTCCTTCACCAATATCATCTGTATCTAAAGTTATATTTGCAGTTCCATCAAAAGATACTCCTGATATTGTTCTAGCTGTAGCTAATGCAGTTGCAGTAGAAGCATTACCAACTAAAGCACCTGTAACTTGATTGAACACAACATTGTCTGAAGTTCCTACTGACTGACCAATAGAAAAAGTAACACCATTACCTGAAGCTGCTGATGTAACACCAGTACCACCTAAGAGTGATAATGTTTCGCTATCTAAATCTATTGATATTGTAGATGATCCATCTGATATATCTAAATCTTCTAAAGTTATTTGACTAGCAATATATGCTTTTATTGACTGTTGTGTTGCTAATGCTGTTGCAGAATCACTACTAAAATCATCTTCATCTAATATAGAAGTAACTGTAGCACCTGAACTAAAACTTAATGATGTAATACCATTAACAGTACCAGCATTTATATCTACTGTATTATCAGCAGTAATACTAAATGGCATAGTAATCCAAGCATTATTACTACTGTTTCTTAATTTTAAAACATTAGCAGATGTATCAATCCACCATTCATAAGCGTACATAGTGGATGGTTCACTAGAGCCACTATTATTTGATGAAATAGCTAACAGAGCATTGTTTAAATCTGTTCTGAAGTTAGCTCCTGTTTGGTTTGCTATGTTGTAATCGTGTTGAGCCATATTTTTACCTCGTTTCTATTGTAGTCCTTTAGATAAAATTTTGTAATATATAAAGTGCATTATTGAGTATTATCTATAAAAACATATAGCGACTGATAGGTTGAATTAAGTTTTGTAACCCATCTTATACGCCATTTAACTAATCTTGTATTTGATCCTGTAGTTGGTAGTCCTGTAATAGTGCCATTGTAAACAAATGTATAAGTTCTAAAAGTACCTGCATCAAAAGTAACATTTTGAATACCACCTGTAGCTTGTGCATAAGATACACCATTATTTACAGAGTATTCCAAAATACCATCAGTACAATCACCATAAACACCAGTCCATATTGCTTGATACTTAGCATTGTTTCTTACATCATCAATATCAATATCTAGGTAAGTTCCTACAGTATTTGTATTAGTAGTAAAATCTGTAGAACCTCTTTGAAAAGCACTACCAAAAACTGATAAGGGTACTGCTACTCCATCATGTGCCAATATATCTGCTGAAACATTTGCAAAGTGTTTTACATTTAAAGTATTAGCATTAATTAGAGATGAATCAAGCGTACCTGTTGTTATGCTGTTTGCACTTAAATTTGATACTTTAGCATCTGTAACAGCATCATCTGCTATTTGTGTTGTTCCTACACCACCTGATTTAACAATCAAATTACCACTACCATCAGTATCAATAGTAACATCATCTATTTGTAAGTTGTTTGCATTTAAAGTTCCAGTAGTGATGTTGTCTGCATTTAGATTTGTAACAGCTACATTACTTGCATTTAGTGTTCCTGTAGTAACATCATCAGCAGATATAGTTCCAAAAACACCTGATGCAGATGTAAGTGTTCCTGAAGCTATATTACCAGCTAATATTGTAGCTGAAGCTATTTCTGATGTTGTTATACTTCCTGCAACTATTTCTGAAGCTGTCACAGAATTTGCAGCAATGGAATCTTGATTTACAGCATCTGTAGCTATCAATGCATTTGTCACATTATCGTTTATAATTTTAGCAGTTGAGATTGATGAATCTGATATTTTATCAGTTGTAATCGATCCATCTTTTATATCTGTTCCTACTGTAGGTTCATCTCCAACTGTAAATGTTAATGTGGCTGGTGAAGATTCACTACCTAATGGATTTAAAGATGAAACACTTGCAACATAGTTTGTTCCTTTTGGTATGAACATAAGATCAACATTCTCAACATCTACTATCTTGTTTAAAATTTGATTGCCTGAAGAATCTACAACATTTACTCTATATTGATAATTTGGAAAATCTGTAGGCTCGTTCCATGATAAAAAAGGTCGCCCTGTAGAACTTGCATCAGTATCAGTAAATGATAATCCTGTCGGAGCTTTAACAGCATAAGCAGATGGTAAGTTTGCAAGTTCTTCTAAGGGTTCTTGTGCTGGTACTTCCCAAGTATATACATCAAAATATTCTATTAGACTTACAGATACTAAACCATCAGATTGAAGTTCTAATGCTTCAACTCTACAAACTTTACTACTAAATCCTAAACCAGCATAAGTAAAATCAACTATATCACCAACATTTAATTTATACATTTCAGGCGTTCCTAAAAACTGTATTGTTGTTTGATTTCTACTTCTAGTTAAAATAGCCTTACCCATATTATGTGCAATATATGGATCAGTAATATAAGGAAACTCTGCTTTTACTTCTAATTCCTCGCCACCATCATCAGATGTAAAATCATTTGCATCTGTTGTAGCAGAATGTAATACAGTTGCAGTATCTAATTCATATTTTTTATTACCATTAAAAAACTCTACTACAACTTTGTTTGCTCGTTGATCTTTATTTCCATAATCAACAGTAATACCCGCATCAGCTATAACATGATCATCTGTAATGCTAAATGTAGATGAACCAGTATCTTCTATTTCTAATTCATACTTGCCATTAACATAAAGAAAGATACCTCGCATATTTGCAAGTAATTCTTTTGCATTATCCATTACTGACTTATTGCAATCTAGATAGCCGTTACAATGAAATCTTTTTACTTTTAAAAGATAAGTACCAGTATTAGATGAATAATTTGCACCCAAAGTAGCATCGACATAAACTCTGTAATCTTCACTCGCATCAAAAAATTCATCTCTTCTTACATCTTTAATATTTATACCATTAAGTATTGTAGTCCCACCTGAATTTACTAATGTTATTTTTTCACCTATCTTATTTTGAAACCAATCTCTATTAGCATTTGTTCCTAATACATTAACAAAGTCATCACCATTACTACCACTCCATGTTATAGGTTGTGTTGAGCCATTATGAAATGGTGGATCAACTAGTGTATCAGCAGTATTAGCAGCAGTTTCAAATGTAGATGTGTTAATCTTTGAAATTGGTAAACCTTTACCATATTCAGTATTTGT